GGCGCAGCATGGCCCGGAGCTCGTCCTTCTTGAAGCCGTTGAGGGTCGGCCCGTTGAGGACGAGGTCGATCATCTTGTCGCTCCAGTCCTCCATCATGTGGGTCTCGCCCATGTAGCGAGCGGCGCCGGGCTCTGCGTCGACCTTCTCGCGGGTGAGGGTCTTGTAGTCTTTCATCTGGCGCCTCCTTTGAAAAATCCATCAGGATCTCGGTGGATCGCTTCGACCGTGTCCTTGATGCCGCCAGCGATGCACTCGGCCATCTTGGTCGCGGTCGCGGTTTCGGCGTCCTTCGCAGCCTTCTCGATGGCCGGGCCGACCTCCCACGGCTCGAGGCCGGTGTTTTCGTAGGCAGCGAGACGCTGCACGAGCTCCTCCTTTGTGGCCGGGCTCCAGTAGCCGGTCTTGATGCCGTTGGCCCTTTCATGGGTCATGCGTTCCATGTAATTGCTCCTTTCTGAATGGCCGAGCGGGCCGCAGCCCGCCCGGCCGGTGTCCTTACTGCATGACGACGACCTTGCCGGCCTCGATCAGGTCGGCGAGGTTGGTGTTGAAGTAGTCGGCGATGTTCTTCTTGGCCTCGAGCTTCTAGATCCCGCCGTCGGCCTCGAAAAAGCCGATGCCCTCCTCGGGGTGCACGCGCAGCAGGAACTCGCTCTCGGGCTGCTCCACCTCGAGGAAAGTGCGGAAGGGTCGCAGCAGGACGCGGGGCTTCACCTCGACCAGAGCATTGAGAGCCACGCCCTGCCGGGCCTCCACGGTCTGCGTGATGCCGTTGTCGTTGGTGCTGACGCTTTTCTCGTCGGTCATCCGGCCGAGCAGGTCGAGCAGGTAGGCCGTGCCCTCGTTGGGGATGAACAGGCTGCGCAGCTCGATCAGAGCGACCTCGCGGCTGCGGAAGCCGGTGTAAATGCCCGGGGCGTCTGCCTCGGCGCGGTAGCGGGATTGTCGGCCGGCGCGGCCGCGGTCTGGTCTGCCGCTGCGGTATGCACCCGGGCCCACACGGCCTCGGTGGCGTCCGAGCGGGTGGCCTTCCTGCGACCGACCGTCTTGAGGATCCCCATCTGCTTCATCTCGGTGAGGCGTGGGGCCACATAGTTGCGGTTGAAGTACGGGATCTCGCCGGCGGCGACGAGCTCCTCGGTGATCTCGCTGGCGGTCATCTCCCGGGCCCCGAGGGTCTCGAGGATCAGCCGGCAGCGTTTCTCCCTCTTTGGGAGGACGGCGTCATAGCTCTGGCGCCGGGTCTCCCGGGTCGTTCTGTCCATCGGTTTCCTCCTTTCTGGCGTCGGGTGCCGGGGCTTCGTCTCCCCATGCGTCCCATCCGGGAGCCGCCTCTCTGGCGAAAAGCTCGATCCGGGGCAGGTCTCCCATCAGCTCGACGATCCTGTCGCGGGTCTCTGCCGGCTTGCGGCTGTGCTGCTGGACGGGCGAGAGGATGACGCTGTGCACGCTGGCGCTCATGCGCTTCGGCTTGCCCTTCACGGCGAGCAGGCAGATCTCCGAGTTGCTGCGCGTCCAGTTGCCGAGGCCCCAAAACAGGCCGGCGCCGGTTTTGTTCTGCTTTACCCAGTTGAAGGCGACGGTCTTGTAGGTGAAGCCCCACGCCTCGATCACCTCGAGGGCTTCGCGCAGCATGGGGAAGGTCGCCCACATAAAGAGGGCGCAGTCGCTGTTAGCAATACCCCCCCCGCAGCTCCGACGTCCATTTTCTTGAGCTCCTCGACGGTCATGGTGCCGTAGTGCTTCGAGGCGGCCGCCCGGGTGCCCCTGTTCTGGTAGCCCCACGGCGGGTCGGCGTAGATGATGCTGTACTTCTTGTCAGGGAGCGGGATCATGGCTGCACCTCCCCGACGATGATGGTGCTCGGCTGCTCTCGGATCATCTTCTTCAGGCGCTCGAGCTCCTCGGGGCTCAGGTCTTTCACGGTGATAGCCTCCGGCGGCAGCTTGTCGAGGAACTTCACGAAGCCGGCCACGACCGGCACCTTGTAGGGCTTCAGCTCGTCGCGGGTCATGTACTTGCGGCCGTAGGTGGCGGCCATATCCCTCCAGACGGGCCACGGCACGCGGAAGCACTCGGTCAGGCTCATGGAGACGAGGACGAAGGCGACGGCACCGAGCTTGTGGTGGTGTTCGAGGTCGTCCCGTTGCTCCTTAGTCAGGCGGTTGAACTCGATGCGGTCGTCGTCGGTGTGCTTGGCCTCGAACACGACGGCCCGGCCGCCCTTGAGTGTGCCCTTGTAGTCCGGCTGGGCCTGCTTGGTGTAGCAGGCGAGGAACTGGCCCTTGTAGTTTTTCGGCCCGAGGGGTTTCATAGGCTCCGGCGTCTTTTCAATCTTGGCGAGCCCCCGGTCGAGGTAGTAGTCGCAGGAGCCGGAGATCATCGCCTCGAAGTAGCTGCCGGCGAGCCGGGCCTGCTTGCCGCGGATCTGCGCCCGGATGTGTTTCTCGGCCTCGTAGGGCGTCGGATCGTTGTAGCCCTCGGCGTTTTTCTTGGGGTTGTCTGCCATGGCAATCACCCGCCGATCTCGAGCCGGCTGCCCGGGTTTTCCTTCAGACGCTTAGCGAGGTCGAAGATGATCCGGCCGTCCAGCTCGACGCTGATGGGCCCGTGGTTGAGGTGCTCGTTGCAGCGGGCCATCGCTC